GAGTATAGTCAACGCCAATAAAACCAGATGGACGAATTTCTAAACTGAATGAGTTTTTGTTGTTTGTATTTGATATTTCGCCAAGATTAGTCCATGAATATCTTTGGTATTGTGATGTGCCTTCTGTTCTAAATGAAGACTCGGCTGTTGGGTAAAGATCAGTCCATAATGGAGCGATCATATATTGGAATTGGGGAGTTGTAGTTGTTGGTCTATCACCGCAGCAGTATGCCCATCCTCCAGGATTATAACCAACATCTGGAATAGGAACGGCTGGGTCTAAAAACGACACGACACCGTTAGAATGCATCCAGGAATTTGTGAAGACTCTGCCATAAAACGGGAAACCAAACTGGAGGGGAACAGACACATAGGTGTCATCCCAAAAGGAAGGTGTCGTAACGACTGGAGTCTCCGCTGTGTAAACAAGTTTTAGATAAGGGTCTTTAACTTGTGGTCCATAGTATCCAGCCCAGAAACGACTATCCTTGCCAGTAATTGACATTGAGGCACTACCAAGAGTTGATAGTTCGTATGGTGTATTAAACATTTGAGTTTGATCAAATGTCTGCCAATTATTGTTTTGCGTGTTAAATGTATGGGAATATGTATGAAGTAAGTTACCAGAACTATTTTTAACATCAACAGTTAAACCAAGAGTTCCGTATGAGTCTGCGCCATTCAAGTATGACATACCGTAGTTAACACCACCAACCTGAACGCCACTACCTTGTAATGCATTATTAACTGCTATTGTGGTAGCAATAGTTCGTTGGGTGTAACCGAAGTAATACGTATTGGTGGATGAATTATATCCTACTGAACTGCCACCAGAATATCCTCCTGGAGCAGAGGCTGGAACTGTTGGGCTTAGTGGGGATGTGATAAGGTTCGCTGTGGTGTCAGCGTATGTGACACCACTTGCTAGAAGCAATGCTAGCAAGAACCTTTTCATTTACTGACATCCAAGTCTTGCTTTTACAATAGGATCAGTACCAGCGTAACCAGGACAGCTGGTATGGCGAAAGGGAAAGCCAGATGATGACGTGTTTGCCTCACCTTGTACCTCCACTGGCGTCACTTTGTTATCGAGTGCGCCGATTTCTCTAATTGGTTGGGTTTCTTTCTTCTCTGGAGTTTGCTTTACGATATCTTTCTCATCTACACGACCACGAGAAATCCAAATCTCTTTGGCTTGCTCGCCGATTTTACCCATAACAGGGCAAGGTGTTCCTGCGTCCAACATTGCTTGAAATACACGATCGTCTTGGCATAGAGTAGCGACTGCTGCTACTTTCATACCCATATCATATAAGTTCTTTGAAAGTTTGATTCTTTCACAATTCATATCTCTAACTGTACCACCCATAGAGATACCAAGAATTTGTGTTTGTACTGCGCCAGATGCTGCCGTGGCGCAAACGTCGTTGTTGATGGTTGTAACGGCTGGGGCTACAGCTGTGGGAGGAGGAGACTTAACGGTAGTCTCGGACTTTGAATTGCTATTTGTGGTACTCGTCGATTCAGTTACAATTGGTTCTGCAATAGCGAAATTTGATAATGCCATAACAAAAAGAGCCACTAGTGCTATCTTTTTGCTCATTTTTCTTCCTATTTGTTAGTTCTTGGCTTTAATGCCTCATAGTATTTAGTTTTATTCAAAGGTTGGTTGCATTCTTTGCACGATATATTTTTAGGATTTAATGCACCGCAGACTTTACATTCGTATTTCATTTTTTCTGTAAGTTATCTACATCTCGTTCAATTTCACCTTTTACTTTATTTAAAAAGGCACGGACTCTACCCTTTCTTTGCCGTTCTGCTAAATCGGCTTCAAACCTACCCATTTCTTTTTCATGCTTTGTATATAGCTCGGGTTCCCAATCTTTATCTATTTTAAACTCAAGTTCTTCTTCTTTTATGGGTTCGTCGATTGTAAGATGTATATCTATTTCATCTTTAGTTACAACACCATCAGATATTGACTTTTGATGATCTCCTGAAAATGTGGATAAGTCAACTTCTGGTGGTTCTTTCGCAGCCACTGGTTCAACTGGAGTTTGTTTTTGTTTCAAACTCCAGTTTGCAGCAACTAACATTAAAACTGCCAATGGGTCAAATACAAACACAATTAGAATAATAACAATACGAACTGCTTTTTCTAATAGTGTTTCGTCTAAATTATCCCCATAAATTAAGGCAGCAATATACTTTATTGGTCCGACTTCTGCTTCGACTTTGCGGACTTCCGAGGCGATCGGTTGCCTTTCTTCGCGGAGCTTGGCGATTTGGTTTTGGGCTTGACCGATGTCGTCAAGGATTCTGGCTCGCTCGGCTTGCTGACTTCTTCTTGTGGCAACTCCTTTGGAGACTGCTCCAAGGTCTGTGAATTTGTCGATCTGCGCATCCAATTGAGCAATTGTTTTACGAGCTGCATTTATGTTCTCCTGTTCAAGTTTAATTTTTTCATCAATTAAGGTTAGTTTCGATTGAATATCACCAGACGGAACTGCCTGGTCTAAGTGTGCCTTTGATAAGTAACCAAAGATACCCATAGATGTTAACAGCATTAAAATTATTAATGCTGATGTAAAATATGTCTTCATTAGCACTGGAACTTGTTTCCAGTTTCTGTATAGCCATGAAGCCACTACCAATTTTGACACTTCTAAAAGTGAACCCATTGTAACAATGGGAATAACTGCTGCGGAGAAAATAGCAACAAGACCCATAATAGAGTAATATGCTGCTACCGCAGATAAAGCCAACGCTGTGGCGAAAAGTATTGCTATCATTATAGTTTTCCTAAAATATGTGATCCGTGTACCCTTACCATAATATTATTATTGTAATAGTCCGTGGACTCAAGCACTTTTCTAGTAAACTGCTCACGTGCTTCAACATAAGAACATTCCGCTTTACTTTTACAGAAAAACAAAATTTCTCTACGGAAGTTTTCTTTTCCGCTTAACTCAATGTCTTTATTTAGTTCGTTAGATGAACCATAATAGTCCATCCAATCGCTGTCTATCTTGCTACGGACTTTCTTTTTCTTTTTAGTTCCGTTTTTAAGAGTAACAGTTTTGGTCGAAGTCCGAGAAAACTTTGCTAACTTTTTCCCGATATACTTGCGATTGTTGATAAGGTTCGTTATAATATAAACAAAACCGACGCAATCTTCTGGTAAGGATAAAACTTCTTTATTGTTATATAACCACATTAAAAATACTCATATAGTGTTTCATATATGAGTATTTATTCGTCTTCTTCGTCGTACTCTTCTTCCTCGTATATGTCTGCCGAACAAACAGGACAATATACGCATTCTTCTGCTTCGTGATCTGAGCGCAAAACAATCTTACCTCTTGCGCCACAGTGTTCACATTCGAAATGCTTTGTCGCCATTATTTCCCTCTTACACCGAAAGTAACATATGCTCTCGCACCTTGTGGTTTAAATGTGTACTCTGTATTTGCTGGAACGTAAATTAAGTCTCCTGGCTCAACGACTCTATCTTCTTCATTGATTGATAGGTCACTTTGCCCTATCACATTCCAAATTAAAATGTCGTTTTTGCTACTGTACTTAACATTACCCCTTGTTGTAAAGGTTGAGTACAAGTCTGCACCCAAAACCTCAACATTATCTAGGTTCTCATTTAGATACTCAAAAACTGGTCTGATACTATCAATTTGTTCTGCCATAGGCAATCTATAATTAAGAATATCAACAGGTTCCCCTGCGTCGTTGTCCGCGCAGTGCTGTAAGTAACCTACAACAGTATCCCATCCAAATGACGGTTCAATTGCTCGAAAAACTAGAGCAGGGGTTTTAGTATCAAGACGCTCTTTCAACTCATCAATCATGCCCAAACATCCTCCCAAGTTCCACTCAGTGCACCCTTAGCATAATCGGTAACACGGTTCTCAAAGAAGTTACCATGCACAGGTGCGTTAATCATTTCTTCAACCCATGGTAGTGGATTCTTTTTAACTTTGAATACACCTTTCATACCCATGGAAATTAGTCTACGGTCAGCAATATAACGGATATATTGCTTAACATCTTCTGCTTTTAAGTCACGCATATCTGCGCCAGCAAAAGATAAATCAATAAACTTTTCTTCAAGTTCTACCATCTTTTCAGCAATGGTATAAATCTTGCTCTTAAGTTCATCATTCCAAATTTCATTATTTTCTTTAATATACTCTTTGAACAGTCTGATCATATTCTCGGCATGCATAGTTTCATCAACAATCGACCAAGTAACAATTTGACCCATACCCTTCATCAAACCATGACGTGGGAAGTTCAACAGCATAATGAATGATGAAAACAATTGCATACCTTCAGTGAAGGCAGAGAATACGGCAATGTGCGTGGCAGTAGATGCCTTATCGCCATTCTTATTACTTATACTGAGAACATAATCGTGTTTATCTCTCATTTCCTGATACTCAAGGAACTGGTTATAAGTTGACTCTGGTAAACCAAGAGTTTCAATCAAGTGACTGTATGCGGCAACGTGTAGTGCTTCCCTTGCGGAAAACCCAAGAAGCATCATACGAACTTCTGGTTGTTTAAAATATGGTAGATAGTTTTTAACATAACCACCTGCCACGTCAATATCACCTTGAGTAAAGAAACGGAAAATGTTAGTTAGAAATTCTTTTTCTTCTGGTGTTAATTTCTTCTTCCAATCCTTTACATCTTCGAGCATTGGTACTTCAGTATGAAGCCAATGCGCTTGTTCATGTTTCAACCAAGCGTCATATGCCCAAGGAAATTGAAATGGCTTGAAGAAGTTTCTTTCGTCTGTTAGTAAAAATTTATTTTGTTGTTTCGGTGCCATCTGTTATCCCTCACAAGCAAGACAAACTGACTCGTCGCCTGTCATTGCGGTTAAATCGATTTCTTTAATTACTTCACGTTCAATACGTTTAGCAACCTTATCTGCTTTTGCAATTTTATCTGAACGGCAGTAATACATTGTCTTCAACTTTTCTTTCCAAGCCATAAAGTGAACAGCATGAATATATTTGATATGACTATCAGGTCTAAAGAACACGTTCAACGATTGCGCTTGATCTATAAATACCTGCCGATCTGCGGCATGTTGGACGACCCAACGCTGGTCAATTTCCATAGACGTTTTGAAAACATCTTTTGTCCACTCGTCCATCCAATCGAGGTGCTGAACGCTACCATCATTCGCAATAATACTACGCCATACTTCGTCAGCCCAGTCTTCTTTCTCATCTTTCGCCTTCTCTTGAATAATAATATCCAAATAACGATTTTTGTTTAAGTGAGAACCCGATAAAGTGTCTTGGCGATAAGCATTGGCACGATAAGGTTCAATAGAAGGAGAAGTGTTGCCCATGAGAATGGAAGAAGAAGCATTGGGAGCAATAGCCATAAGATGACTAAACCTATTCCCAGTACCCACCGCATCAGGTGCTTCACCTCGTTCCAATCCCAATTTCTTATTTGCCACATCTAATTTCCCTCTAATATTCGTAAAAATTTCCTTATTTTTACCAACTGCCAAAGATGATTCCCACGGAATACTATTTCGTTGTAAATATGCGTGCCAACCTAAAGCACCGATACCGATGCTACGT